TTTTTTCTATTGCCTTGTATATTTCCATACCTTCGTCTGTTCTAAAAAATGCAGACAAAGCAAAGTAAGGATGCTCATCAAACGGCACTGTCATTACTTTTCTACCGGTATTTCCGTATGTAAAGGTTCTTTGATCTTGTGATAAATTTAATATACCCATTTCAACAGCTTTTGCTCCGAAACTTCTTAATTGCGTATTTTCATCCGTAGCCAATTGTATAAATAGGTTTGGATTCTTTTTAGCAAAAATCAATACATCTCTTTTTATTTCAGAAGATGATAGTTCTGTTACAGATGCACCCATTTCAACGCGTAAGATAGCCTCTGCTTCATCAACAGTTAAACTCTTAGCTAGATTCAATGCTTGTAATTCAAACTCAATCCAGTCAACCTCATTGCTTGCTTGTTGTGCTGGTTTGTATTCTTCGTATATTCCACTTTTTAATGCTGGGTGATACAAAGATAATAGTTTTTGTAATACTACATTTTCTTTTGGAACGTTAAGTTTACCGTCTCTAAATACAATGCGCCCCATGACCACTTGTCCTTGCTGCTCATCTACAAAGCAGGATCTTTGGTTTGTCGCGTATCTTAGTTCTCTTTGGTAACCTAACTCTTCATCAAAATGTAATAAACTTTTTTTATTACCATGCGATGTAGGCAAGGTAAAAACCAGGGGCTTCGATCTTGTTAGCTCATATAGCCTGTCTTTAATAACCCACTCGTTTTTTGGTTTTTTTATTTCAGCAATTGGTTTAACAACTTGCTTTACTTCTTCCTGAGGAGCAACCTCAACTTTGCTTGCTGTAGCTTTTTTAGCCATAATATAATATAATATAAATGTTAATAATGTATGACGATAGCCTGTTACTATTTAATATAACTAGCTACTGTCGCTAATAGTAGTAATAACTACCCCCGTAGATTCAACGAGGGTAATCATTACAATAAACTTACTACAATGTATTTTTTAGTAATACAAAGTTGTTAGCTGCTTGAGTACACATAGTTCTTTCCGATAGGAAGTGAACATTCATTGCATCCTCGTCACTTGTGTAGTTTCCACCAACTGAACCAGTTACCCAAGATTTCAAACGTCTGTCATCAGCTTCTGAAGCTCTATAACGGATATGTAAGAAAGGTCGTGAGATGTTTTGTCCTAATTGTTGATCATATACAGTAGATGTTCCTGCTGGAACTATTACTCCTGATATGTCTGAAATAAGTCCACGAGTTGTAGAATCATTTAAGTATTTCCAGTCTGTCTTGTAGAAATCGTAAGATCCTCTACGGAATCCTGAAAATCCTAAATTCAACGCCATTTCTTCAGAGTTTTCAAATACACCGTAAGATGTACCACCTGCTCCATAAGAATTTTGTTGTGCCAACATATTATCAATGCTTAAAGAAGTACCGCGATCTAAGAACATCATGTTCTCTTCAATCGCTCCTTGCTTATCAAGCTCTTGTAATATAGTGTCAAATTGCGTTAAACCCGTAGCGGCATCAAAATCTGGATCGTTAAATACTAGTCCTCTAGTTTCTAATGAATCAAACAAACCTTGCATACCTGAGATAGTAGCGCCCGCTGCGTCAGTGAAAGCACTTTGAGCATCTTTGGCTTCAACCATAGACATCTCTAAGTAATCTTCAAAACGAATTCTAGACTCATGCTCAGACTTTAGGTACCATAGGTATCCTCCAGTTCCGATCTCAGTAGTAACTTCAACCCATCCGATTTGAGCAACGTCTGATCCGTTAACGGCATATTTGTCTCTTAAGATGATTGGCTTGTTACTGAAAGTTGTAAAAGAAGCGTCAACTGAATTACCAGCTAAGCTAGATCCTTTACCATACTCAGATCCATATACGAATAAGCTAAGTGGCGCTCCTGATGTTGCCCCTGCTAAAGCTGCTGGTAATTGACCATTGGCAGTATCATATACTTCAATGTTATACGTTTGTAATCCACCTGCTAAAGCCCCTACAGACTTTACGAAAGCTTTTACTGTAGTGTTGCCTTTAGCTACTACAATTGTCATACCAGGTCCTAGTAATGGCACTTTGCCATCTGCTCCAGGAGAAGGTAATATAATAGTTTTAGCTGCGGCTGCACCAGAAGTAGCAGTATCGTAAGCAATGTGTAGTCTTCCTTGTTCTGACCAAACTACTTGATCCGACGCCATAGGCATCTCTGCTCCGACCATACGTAAAAATCCGGTGATTGTTCTGTTTCCATAACGCTCAATTTCTTTTTCGTATACCTCAGGTAAAAATTGTTGTGCCCAATCCATATCCGCGAGAGCTAAATAGTTGTCTCCGAATAATCCTTTTACAGGGCGTGGTGTTAAATGTGCCAGGTTAGCTAATGTAGCTGGCGCTGTTGCAAATGCCATAATTTTTGTTATTTAATGTGTTTAAATGTTTTGATTTTTAATTTTGAACCACTTCCCCCGGAATCAACAGATCTAACTGACCAACCATTCGGTGCTTTAACATCTTCGTGAACGCCTCTCGCGCCCATTTGTACGTTTTTCGAATTGGTTATACTCGTTTTCATTGCATCGGCTTTGCCTTGCTCATAAAAATGATTTGCAATTGAATCTGCATTCATAGCTGTAAATAATCCCTTATGGTAACCCGCAGCATCTGACATTGCATTATCTTTGTCTAAGAACTTCTTGACGAAATTGTTAATGTCACTTTGGGTCTCCTTAACAGAAGGAGCGTCTTTAACTTTAAAACGGAATTTTTTGTCCCCAACCTGATAATCAAAACCTTTGAAATCTTGGTTAAAAACGTTTTCTGTTTTGTTTAAAAACACCTCTGATTGCTTTTTAGCTAATTGAGTTGCTGTTTCGTTTTCTTTTGTATAGCGATTGAAAAATTCTACCGCTTTCTTTTGTTCAGGCGCTAATCTAGCACCTCCACGAATTTCTTCGTAATATTTATCTTTTAATCCAGTAAGATGTGCTTTAGCTTTTGCTAGCTCTTCTCTTCGGGCTAATTTTTTTCTTTTTATGTCACGCTCCTCGTCCATATCCTCGTCATAAAGAAATTTGTCTTCCATTAAGAATTCAATATCTTCTTTATCTAAATGAGGTTTTGTATCTGCGTAATATTCTTTAAGTAATTGTTCTGCGTCAAGATCCTCGTAATTTTGATTAAGCTTAACGTAGTCTTCAAGAGATCCGCTTGTCTCGTTCATGAAGTCCACAACCTTCTGTATATTTTCTGGTAATTCAATGCCCGCGCTGGCTTCAACTACAGCTTGTTCAACCTGCTCAGCAAGTTCTTCCACTTGTTCCACAACCTCTTCTTCTGTTATCTCTTCTAAAACAGTGTCCTCGATTGCTGTTTCTAATACAGGTTCTGCTGGCGCCTCTGCTGGTGTTTCTGCAATTAGCTGTTCTTCAACTGGTTGCTCGATAGGTGTTTCTGCCACAGGCTCAGTAAATTTGCCCATGTCCAGTTTAATTGTTCCGTCGTCTCCCATTGATGTTGGGCTTGTATCCTCAACCGTGACTTCTGTTACCGGCTGTTCTGCAATTTCTTGATTTTCTTCCATGATAAAATATTATATAATTATTGTTACTATTATTATTATTACCTAGGATCGAACCCTCCTAAGCCAAATCCTCCGTCCATTACGTCATTTCCTGCAGACTCAAAGTTTTTAGCTGGAGAATCGTTTTTTCTTTGCTCGATCATTTCACTTTGTTGAGTACCTTGTATTCTTGTGCGTTGGTCCTTGCGATCCTCCATTTCCTTTTCTTTGGCTTGATTTTTGTTTACCTCAAGACCCTTAAGCTGCATGTTATACTGGAATTCTAATCCCATTAACTCTTTCTTGGCGGCTACTTCCGTAGACATTTCTTGTTGTCTTAATTGGCCTTTGAGTTGTTCTAGTTGTGCCTTAGTTTGAAATAGAGCTTGATCTTTTTGTATTTCTGCCTGAGCAGCAACCTGTTGCGCTTGAGCATTTGCCTGGGCTTGGGCTTGTATATTAGCTTGTTGCTCTGCCTGTAACCTAGCTTGTCGTTGCTTCTGCTTAACTTTTAGCAATTGGTTTGCTAGCTTTATATTTTTAACTTCTCGTATGTCAATAGCATCAGATAAATCTATAGATCCTTGTTGTAAAGCAACCTGAACATTGTTTTCAAGCATAGCGGATTCTTCTGCGTCGGGCATTAGTTCAAGGGATATTCCAAAATCGTGCATGTATAAATCCGACATTTCCTCCAGGATACCTACATTAAATTTACCTATTTTGGTTATAAATGCTTCCTTAGCTGGATGATACTCTATTATATCCGATATTCTAAGTGACAAACATTCACAAAGCTCTCTTGTTAAATACAACCCAGAGTCAAGTATATGCCTTGTTGCAGTGTTTGAATTTGCTGCTGCTAATTTTTGTACACCTACTAATGCTCTAGAATCAGGTGTAGACCCGTCTCTTGCTTCATTTAATCCAGTTACATCTCTTATCATTTGAAGATAATAGTTGTACGTAGATATTAATGTTTGTAGCTTTTGACCACCACTACCAGTAGGTACTTCTTGTATAGGTACTTTACCAGGATTCATGTCTCCTTCTTGCGTAAATGATCTACCTATTATAGAACCTGTTTGAAAAAACATATTCAGTGCTTCCTGTGGATTGTAATTTGTGCCATTACCTAAATCAACCTCGTTGATTCCATCAGCGTCAAGATAAACACCATCAGGTATCATTCTTTGTAACACTTGTTGTAATTTCAAGTGAGTTAACTGTACCATATCAGCAAATCCTGTACACTTGCTTACTAATGATTCTATTCTACCCTTATACATTCTAGGGGCAGTAATAGCGTAATTCATTTTAACCTTAGACACATCGCTTTTGGGGCGCATCATGTTTTTCGCCATTTCCCATTTAAGCATAATATCAGTACCAACAATCATTACCCCTTCGTAAAGTACCTCAAGTGATCTTGACATTTTGCCAAATTGCTCCTCAAGCATTTCTACTGGTGGATCAAACTGATCGTCTCTTACTATTATCTTAGTTGCTCCTGTGGAAGTTTCTTTAACTTTGTATACTTCATTCATGTAAGTTTTATAATTAAAGTATAAAACCTGTATGACGTTTGAATCTCTATTGTTGTTATATTCGTTGCTGACGTTAGTATCAAAGACGCCGTAATTTTGTGTTCCTTGTTGCTGGATTCTTTCTAATTGATCCTGCGTTAAATTTGGGAATTGCTTTTTAAGCTCGTTTATTGGCACGAACTTAACTTCTCCCGCATAATATATGTCTTGAAAATAAGGGTCCTCAGTATAAGAATATACTAAATAAGCTGGATCAACGTAATCAATAGTTACTCCTTCTGATTCTGAAAAGTTATTTTTAACAGCTCCAATACCTAAAGTAGCAAGATCCAAATAAGTTCTCCTTTTTGTTAAATCATATCTGTTTTCGTCAAGTAATGTATTAAGGGCAGTTTCCTCCGCTATTTCAATACCTTGCTTGTAAGTAAGCTGCATGTGTATGTCAAGCTCTTCTTGTGAATCGGGTAATGTTTCTGGGGGGTTTTCAAAAAGATTAATACCAAAGTTTTCTTGCGCAAAATTGTTAAGCTCTTCCGTTTGCTTATCTCTTATTACGGATTCCATATAAGCAGATCTTTTACTTATACCGTACGGATCTTGTGAATAAGTAGTAATATCAAAAGACCTATCAGCAATACCGTTTACAACTATATCAACAAACTTTGATAGTATAGGAACGGGTTTCCAGTCTAAATTCAAGTAAGATAAATCCCCATTAATAGAAAGTTCGTCTTTATACTTCTGCACAGGCTGTTCACCTCTTGCATATAGCCTTAAATTATGAAAAGTATTTTGATTACTTCTATAGCGAGTTGTCCCTGTATTACTGGAAAACCATTCGTTTTGAATCGCTCTACCAACCTGTAATCCGTAACTCTCAGAAACTTTTTCTTGGTCACTTACCACCTGGCTAGGGAAAAAACTATTTACTGCATTTATCGCCATATTATCTTTTTATTATTTTTGATGCGTTACCTTCGTGGGTATATTTCGCAAATCTTAAATTAACAACTTGCTTCTGCCTAACATTACTAGGCCTATATAGATCTTTATTACAAGCCATTATGGCAAGCCCAGAGCTAATAGCTGCATCAAACTTCGTCCTATTATTTATATCAAATTTAGACCAATCGTTTAACGTCTCATTAAAATACATTGTCCCGTACTCTCCTTCGTCATTAAGCCCTACGTGTCTGTCTATATACATTTCAATAGCAGCAGCGTGTGCTTGTTTTATATCCTCACTTGAATTTGGTATTCCACCTATTTCTTTTTCAGTCACAGATAACTTGTTCCATAACTTATCTGGTCTATTCATAGAGTAACCTCTATAACCTCTTCTTTTAAAATAATACAAAAGCCTTGGCTTGTTATTTTCGCACAACAAGGGCATTCCATAA